TTATTAAGGAAGCAAATTCTCATTGGAAACCTAAAAGAAATATACCTGCTAAGTTTACGTTAGGAGATAGTGCAACACTCGCACAACGTAAGTCAGCACACTCACTAGATCTTAAGAGATTCCCAGATAAGTTTCTAGCAGAGGGTCAGTCAGCAGCAAGAGAGGTAGAGAAATATTACAACTCAAAGAATACTTATTATATACAGGTCAAAGGAAAGGGACTATATTATATGGGGAGAGACGTTGAGGGATATGGATGCCCACAATTCTCTACCTCTGTAGGAAAAAGCAGTATCAGAATTCGTATCAAGACTAACTCTAAGTCGAATGCGAGGTGGTCGTTTCTGATGGCACTCAAGATTTCTGGACTAAGAAAGAGCAGCATGGATCTAGATGGCGACACGGATTTCCTGCTCAGGCCAGGTTTATAAGTGGCACACTACATCCCCACACCACATCGTAACCTAGTATAATAAAGACATGGCAAAAAACACCCACCTAGAGCACCTTGAAGATGATATCTTTAATCAAGGATCAGTAGGTGCTAAGAATGCGGTCAACTTTCTAGAGTCTCTTCGTGACATGCTTACAGCAGGGTCAGGTGGTGGCAATACAAAGGTGACTGTTAAATGGGATGGTGCACCTGCTGTGATCTGCGGTAAAGACCCACAGACAGGTCAGTTTTTTGTTGGCACAAAGTCAGTCTTTAATAAGACGACACCAAAAATAGGTTACAATGAAGAATTCATCGACTTCCACTACGAAGGTGCTATCAATGGCATCCTCAAACAATGCTACAGGGAGTTATCAAAACTTCCCATCGAGGGTATCCTCCAAGGTGATCTCCTCTATACTTCTACCCCTCCTCTTGTTACCATTAGTGGCAAGCGAGGTTATAGATTTAAACCAAATACAATCACTTACCTTGTAGATCAGAAGAGTGAGATGGGTGCCAAGGTTGCAAAGTCTAAACTTGGTATCGTATTTCACACACGCTACACTGGCGGTGATATAAGTAGTTTGTCTGCATCATTTGGTGCAGATGTATCAAAGTTGCAAGGTGTTAAAGACATCGCTGTATTCTCCTCTACCTTCCAAAACGTGAATGGTATTGCTAATCTGTCAATTAGTGAGAAGAATCAGATCAACAATACTATTAGACAAGCAAAGAGCAACCTAAGGTCTGGTGCTAAGTTTCTAGACCTAATTGTGCAGGACAAAGGTAGCATGTCTCCTGCTTCTCTGTTTAAGATCTACTTTAACCAAGTCATTCGTGCAGGAAAGATTCCTCCTACCGCTCAAGGTATGGCAAAAGGGTTTGAAACCTTCCTAAATGACAGGTATAAGAAGGAAATTATCAAGAAGAAGACTGAGAAAACACAGCAGGCATGGGAGAAACGTCGTGCAGACTCTGTTGCATTCCTAAATAGTAACAAGACATCATTATTTGCTGCTCTATCTGGTTTCCGTAACCTTATGGATGCAAAGAATATGATTATAAATAAACTCAAAAAGATTGAAGGTGTTGGCACCTTCCTCGAAGACGAGTCGGGTTATCGTGTAACAAGTCCAGAAGGATTCGTTGCTATCAAAGATGGCACCGCTCTTAAACTCGTTGATAGACTGGAATTCAGTCGTGCTAACTTCACTGTTGCTAAAGATTGGGGCTAAATGCGTTTTCTAGATTTCATAAAAGAAGCAAAAGAAACTAAGACAAAGAAACCCTCGCCATCTGCTAAGGGTCAATCTTCTAGTGCAAAGAAACAACAACCAGATGACCCCCACGTTGCAATTACTTTTGGCAGGTTTAACCCTCCTCATGCTGGCCATGGTAAGTTACTCGATGCTGTTAGATCTTACGGAGGAGACTCTGGAAACTATAGAATCTACCCATCAAGATCCCAAGACCACAAGAAAAACCCCCTCTCAGCAGACCAAAAAGTAGGTCACATGAGAAAGATGTTTCCACATCACAAAGACAAGATCCAAAATAACGAGGCACACCGTAATATTTTTGACATCCTTAGAGATTTGAATGACGAAGGTCATTCTCATGTCACTATGGTTGTCGGTGATGACCGAGTAAAAGAATTTGAAAATCTAGCAAACAAATACAACGGAGTCCATTACGACTTCAAATCTATTAATATTAAATCAGCAGGTGCTAGGGACGACAAGTCCGACGATCCTATCGAAACCATGTCAGCATCTAAGATGCGTGCACATGCACAAGGTAATGATCATGATTCATTCCATAGTGGAATGCCAAAGGGTATCAGCAAGAAACACAGTGCACAACTGATGGCAGATGTCCTCAAGGGTATGACCCCACCACCTAAGGGTAAGAAACCTAAGAAGGGTGAAGGACTACATGAGTGGTTGAATGAATCCGTATGGGAATATGCACCTAAACTAGACTTTGAAAACTTCCGTGACTACTATATGCTTAACCACATCTTCAAGGTGGGTGCACTAGTAGAGCATGATGACACAGGTCTTACAGGACATGTCGTGCATCGTGGCACAAACTATGTAATATTTAAAATGCCTGATGGCAATGAGCATCGTGCTTGGTTACAACACATCACTGAAAGAGAAGATCAATCTAATTACTCTGCTGATGATGGTAGTGGTAACACATGGAAAGTAGGCACTGATGAATATAGAAAAGCAGTCCAAGACATGACACCTGGACAGGCAACTATCAAATTTAGTGACTTTAGAAAGAAGTCGAAGACTAAATAATAATACATTCTTGACCGCGTAACCTCGTAAAGCAATGACTTTAGATATCAAAGTGTCTGCTGCACTCATGAAGTATAACTTCTATGAGCAGAGAAAAATTCTCAATGCACTAGAGACTGGCACTGTAGACAAATTGACTAAGCACCTACGAGAAGGTGCTGAGAAAGCAATCGATGTGATGGACTCATGGGAGCCTATCGTTGAAGGTTATGGCGGGTTTCCTATTGAAAAGGAAGCAGTTGCCAAGAAGAAGATGGAGTTTAAACGTGACAAGAATGTAGGCAGAGTCGTCACCTCTGGTGGAGATCAGATGCTAGTCACTGGTCGTAAGGCAGACGGACGCTATGTTGTTATGGGTAAGGACGGTCGTAAGACTGCAAAGGATGCAGTTGATATCGGTGTCATTGCTAAAGAGCAAGTAGTGGGTGTTGATCTCGATGACCTACATGAGTCATTGAAACAGGCTCGTAAGAATGTTGGTGCGTCTACTTGTTGGGACGGATACAAGGCTAAAGGCACCAAGAAAAAGGGAGGAAAGGTAGTCCCTAACTGCGTTAAAGAAGATGAGGTCGCTGAGGGTAAGAAAGGATTGTGGGATAACATTCACGCCAAGAGAAAGAGAGGCGAGAAACCTGCAAAACCTGGTGATAAAGATTACCCCAAGACACTTAACGTAGAAAGTAACCAAAGTTTTGATGCAATGATAGAAGCATTGTGTCTACCAGAGTATGAGGATCTAACGTTTGATGAGATCCATGACATCTGTGTAGAGACTCTTCTTGAGTTGGATCAACCATTGCTCAATGAGGCACTTGATCTTATTGATTCAATGGAGCTTCTTACTGAGGCACCAAGTCAGCACTCTGCAAATCCTAATATTGCAGTGCAGGCACCTCAGAAAAAGAAGGAAGCAGCACCTGCTAAACCATCCCTCAAGGATCGTATTAAAGCAGGACTCAAAACTGCTGCTAAAGTAGTTGCTAAAGGTGCCGTCAAGGGTGCTAAGTATGCAGGTAAAGCTGCAGGCATGGCAAAGAATACAGCAAAAGACATGGCTTCTGCTGCTAAAGACGGTTACAAATCGACCCAGAAAGGACAATCCTCTTCTGGATCTAGCAAATCTACCTCTTCTACAATGAGTGACACACCACCTAAAGATGCAGGATCATCTTCTACATCAGGTGGATCAACAACAACCTCTGGATCTTCTGGATCTGGTGGTGATGGATCAAAGACTAAAGAGAATTTGAAGAAATTCGGATCTGCTCTTAAGAAAGGATTGAAGAAAGTTGTTGGTAAAGGATCTCGTTTAGTCTCCAAAGGAGCTGGCAAACTCGCAAAACGTTTGGGAGAGCAGTCCAGATACGATTGGAGAAGTAACATTAAAGGAGACATGTAATGCAACCTACTAGTAAAACACCAGATAGGAAGTCATCTCTAAAGACTGTTACTAAGAAAGGTATTACAGTTAATCCAAAAAAGGAAGACCTTATGAAAGAAACTTTTAAACGTAGCATACAGACATCTCTTGATAGTCTTAAGGAAGCTGCGAAGAAAAATGCCAAAGCAAAGAAAGGCAAAGTAAAAAGATGGTGGGATGACGATGGAGATGGCATCGGATACGAACCACATGAAGTGAAAAAAACTAATGAGCATCACGAGACTGACGCTGAGGGTAATGTTATTCCTCACGATGATGAGAAGGATGCTGAAGTGAAGAGTGTAATTAAAGAGAGAATGAGACAAAGAATGATCTCTTTGACACAAGCACATGATGCACAGCAAGCAGGACTAGAGCCAACTGAATATAAAAAGCTATAAATAAGGTACCCTTGTTTATAAAATTATGTTGAGCTTTTTAATGCCCCTTGCTTATAAGGTAATTGATTCTGCTGTTGCAAAAATTCCTGACGACGCAGAGTTAGGCGATAAACTAATCGATATCTGTCTTCTTATCATCGGAAAGGCAGTAAAACTTACAAAGACTACTGCTGACGACGCACTTTTTGAGAAAGTCAAAGAGGCACTCGCAGCCAGAGACTAATTTGTATAAATAAAATATAGATGATACCACCCCGCTACTAGAGAAAAATGGCTGTATTTGGACTACTCGATGCGAAAGCAATGGGCACAAACATTGGTGTAACCAATGGTGATGCCACCGTAACAACTTCTGGAGACTTCACGGACGCTTCTGACAACCTTGTCAAAGTAGGTGACGTGTTGGAGATCTCTGGTGTCGCTTACATTGTAAAACAAGTAACGTCAGCAACTGCTCTAGAGCTTCATAAGGTGTATGCAGGATCTACTGCAACAATCACCGCAGCAAATGCCGTTAGAAGGACACCTCCTAAGGCAGTAGCAGAGTACGTTATCAAGGGTGGGGATAGCATCTCTGACTATCAGCTCGTATTTGTTGACGAGACTGAGAGGACAAAAGCAGCAAACGAATCTAGAGGTATCTCTGGTCCTGGTTGGTGGTTGTATCGCACATACACTACACACAATGGTGACACACGTCATAAGGCAGAGTGTTTAGCATTTACTCACGCCACCGCAGCCGCGGCTGGTGATGATGCAGACGATACAGTGGTAGCAGACGTCCAAGAAACAATTACTATTGGCACACAACCTGCAAACTCTACTTCATCTAGTGGAGCAGGGACATTCGCAGTTGCTGCTACAGTTGATCAGTCTGGCACAATCACTTACAAGTGGCAAAGACAAACTGCAAGTGCTACTGTTAGATGGGTTGATGTCGCTGCAGACACAGACACAGGAATTACATACGCAAACTTCACCACTGCAACTCTTGCATATAGTGGACTAGCAAGTGATGCGTTGGATGGATACAAATATAGATGCGTTGTAAATACATCTAAAGGTGCAGCTGAAGTGATCACTAACGGATCCGCAACCCTTACCTTTGGAAGCTGATAAATAAAATCAGGAAAATCCTGATTCGTAATGCGTTTTGAAAGTCTGACCGATAAGAATCACTTACTGTTTGCTATCAAACACTATAGTAATCCTCAATCGGTTACCGTTGATGACTTCATGGAAGACATGAAGAAATTCAAATACCTTAAGCGACTGCTTAAAAGGTATCTAAAGACTGGGACATTGCGTACAAATTTAATCATTAACCATTTGGTTATACTATTCAATGTGTTTGGTGAAGCAACCATACCGTTGCTAATGTATAAACTAGAGCGAGAGTATTGGTCTATACTTAAGACCTTTCTTATATTCTTAGATAGATATCCAGAGTTTAATCCTGGCTCATTCAATGAGGTAGACTTAGACATGGACGTTTACGATACACTGACATCTATAAACTGACAATGATCAACGAAGATGCCCCAACAATGAGTGCAGGTAACGGCGGTTTCTCTGGTAGTGCTGCTGCTACAGGACCTGTTGCAGGGTTTGATCCTATGTTAGGTGGTAAGAAAGTTAAGAAGAGAAAGTATAAACCCAAAGGACACGTTGTAACCAACGTAGGAATAGGAGAGGAAGCAAGTCACTATCAAAAAGATAGTAGCATCATCCCTTATCTAATTCATTTTGATGGTATTGATTCATATGTTTTGTACGGTAAGTCACCGTCGGAAATAAAAATACAACTCAGAAAGATCTATCGACCTGAGGTGCATAATAAGATTAAAATCACACG